ATTACACAACGTCTCTTCTAACTCCGGCGTCATAATCGGCGGTTTAATTCCAAGTTTGTCTTTAATAAAGGGGATATGCTCGTAATATTTATTATATCCCAATTTTTTGAGCACCTCTTTCGCTTTTGAATTCGTAAATTTTGAAAGAGGGATACGCTCCTTATGAAGTTGTTGCTTGATATTTTCGAGAACTTCTTCCGGGATTTGCGTAGTTTCTTTTGCCTGAAACTGGGCAAGAATTTCTTTAAAATGATTGATTCTTTTATACGCATAAAAGCACGCTTCCTTCGGTGGTTCTTTATAAGACGGCTTCTCATTTTCGATAAGGTAGGTAACTTGTTTAGCACATATGTTACATACCATAATCCCCTCATGTTCGACAGGAATCATCTCGCCCTTGTTACACGACTGACATATATCGGTGGCATACGTATAGTCGTTTATGTTGATAAATGTCTGGTCGAGATTTGTAAAAAACTTCTGAACATTATTGTCATTTGCACGCGTCAATGCATTTTCATCAAACGTCTTATCATTTACTTTGAAAAAGGAATTAAGAATCGTTGTTTTATTTGTACCATTCGTAATTTCTTTTTTGTTTTCAAAATAATCGAAAATAAATCTGCTGTTGTTCAAGTAATAGTCTTTAATCTTCTTCTTATTTTTATAGATTTCCTCTTTAATATCGTACAAAGAATCTTGCAACTCTATTTTATCATTCACCTCCAATATAATTTCAGAGTCATTCAACCGTTTCACTATTTCGTTTTTTCTACGAATTAATGTAGGTAACACTTCGCTATTAATGATGTTAAATTCGCACTGTAGTTCGCGATGAACACTATCTAGCGTCATTATTCGTTTCTTGTCTACAAAAATTTTTTTATTCGTTTTATGTTTAAAAGATGGCATCTATATATCTATATTTATATATTTACTATATTGTTATAAGTATAACTTTTTTAATATATAATAATTAATAATTATATCTATTTTAGTATTTTAAGCTATTTAGTATTTTAAGCTATTTTAGTATTTTAAGCTATTTTAGTATTTTAAGCTATTTTAGTATTTTAAGCTATAATATAAAGTAAAATAGAATGAGTGAACCAATGAGTGAACCAATGAGTGAACCAATGAGTGAACCAATGAGTGAACATAGTAGTGCATTAAAAACCGGAGATATTCTTTTATGCGACAACCTTGAATACAAATCATGGGGACTATTTAGTTGGTTCATAAAATTTATGACAAAGAGTGACTTTTCCCACGTTGGTATGATTGTTGTAGACCCCGAATTTACAGACGTTCCATTAAAAGGCACATATGTCTGGACATCGGGTATTTCAGATATTCCAGACCCGGAAGATAATACAAAAAAATTCGGAGTTCAATTTATTCCATACGAGCACTTTATTTCGACATATAGTGGAAAAATATATGTTCGCAGAATCGAATTCAAAGACAAGGAAGAGTACGACAAGATATTCAATAATGAAAAGTTGAAGGAAATACACAAGGTTGTATATGATAAACCATATGATATTGTTGTTACAGATTGGATAGAAGCTTACTGTAAAAAGGACCGTCATCCTCAGAAGACGTCGAGATTTTTTTGTAGTGCATTTTTGGGTTATGTATATACAAAGTTGAGCTTATTTGATGATACATTAGATTGGAGTATTCTTTACCCCAGTTATTTTTCTAGTGAAAACAAGACACTTTCTTTGCTTCATGATGCAATACTATCGAAGGAACATCAAATTGCAGGGTAGGGTGTAAAGATGTAAAATATAGAGGTACGAAGTTTAGGGGGTTTAGGAAGTTTAGGGGTTTTGTAAAATAGTAAATAGTAAATAGTAAATAGTAAATAGTAAATACGAATAATGTTAGGAATGCATTAATGTTTTCTCTATAAAAATAAAATAATGTTATCAAATAATTTAGACACATGTGCTAAAAATGATAAAACACATGATATCAATGCCGGTTCAAATCTTTTAACCACGAATATAAACATAGACTCATTGGATATTGCGAATATTAAGAGAGAGACATACTATAAAATGAAATTTATTATGAACTGTTTAGACAAAAATATGGCTATTAAAAAAAGGAAAACAATTTTTTATTTAAAAAATTTAGAAGATTCAACAACGGAGATTATAACAGAGGACTATTTAAACAAACGCATTATTCATAAAATATACAGCAATACTACGAATGGGACAGGGACAGGACATCCGCAAGTTAAGGCTCCATATAATTTAGAAACAATGAAAAGAAAGGAAGATATAATACCATTAAGAGAAGGTATTCATACATTAAAGAGCCTATTAGATAAGGGCAAATTAGATATAAATATTGAACAAAAAAATGATATATATTTGATGATATTTTTGATGAATACTTTAGAAAATGGGTGGAGTATAAGAAAAAAGAACGACGAGTATGTTTTTAGGAGAAAGCACGAAAAACAAACCGAGATATACTCCGATGAATATTTAGTACATTTTTTGAAATCAAACATGAATAACATTATTTCGTGAATTGACTCGACCTCTTATCGCTTTAGGAGAAATATCAACTAGTTTATAACAATAATTACTGTCTACTAATTATTGTTAGTTATTGTTAGTTATTGTTAGTTATTGTTAGTTATTGTTAGTTATTGTTAGTTATTCATTATTCATTATTAATTATTAATTTATAAATGTTAATTAAGTTTTTTTGTAAAATTTTTTTCTTTAGCAATATTATAATAAACAAAAATGGCAGGAGGTCTTATGCAACTTGTAGCTTACGGCGCCCAAGATGTCTATCTTACGGGCAACCCTCAGATTACCTTTTGGAAGGTGTCTTACAAACGTCACACTAACTTTGCGATGGAGTCTATCGAGCAGACTTTTAACGGTCAAGCCGATTTTGGTCGTCGTGTAACCTGCACCATTTCTCGTAATGGTGATTTGGCTTACCGCACCTACCTTCAGGTTACTCTCCCCGAGATTAATCAGTCTATGAAGGGAACCACCCAGGATGGCGTTTATGCTCGTTGGCTCGATTTCCCCGGTGAGCAGTTGATTTCCCAGGTTGAGATTGAGATCGGTGGTCAGCGCATTGATCGCCAGTATGGTGACTGGATGCACATCTGGAACAACCTTACTCTTCCCAGTGACCAGCGCCCCGCCTACCATGCCATGGTCGGCAACACCACCGAGTTGACTTTCATCACCGATCCCTCTTTCAATGCCATCGATGGTCCTTGTCAGGCAAACGCCCCTCGTCAGGTTTGCGCTCCCCGCAATGCTCTGCCCGAGACTACTCTCTACATTCCCTTCCAGTTCTGGTACTGCCGTAACCCCGGTCTTGCCCTTCCCCTCATCGCTCTTCAGTATCACGAAGTCAAAATTAACCTCGATATTCGTCCCATTGATGAGTGCTTGTGGGCTGTCGGTTCTCTCAGCTGCGGTAGCACTAACGCTGCTTCCTCTCCCGCCGGTGGTCGCGTCAACACTGCCTACAACCAGTCTCTTGTCGCTGCCTCTCTCTACGTCGACTATGTCTTCTTGGATACCGATGAGCGCAGACGTATGGCTCAAAATCCCCACGAGTACCTTATTGAGCAGCTCCAGTTCACTGGTGATGAGTCCGTCGGTTCTTCTTCCAACAAGATTAAGCTCAACTTTAACCACCCCGTTAAGGAGCTTATCTGGGTTGTCCAGCCCGATCAGAACGTTGACTACTGCTCTTCTCTCGACTGCAACCAGCTTCTGTACAGGCTTCTCGGTGCTCAGCCCTTCAACTACACTGATGCGGTCGATGCTCTTCCCAATGCTATCCATGCTTTTGGTGGACACGATGCTGTTGCCCAGACTACTGGCTCCTTCATCGATGGCTCTGGTCTCTTTAACGAAGCTGGCGCTATCGATGTCTCCAACGTTTACTGGTGGCAGCAGGGCGATGCTGCTGGTGCAACTAACACTGGATATGATCAGCCCAACTTTGCTCCCGGCTTTAGCGGCAGAATCCCTTACGAGAACTCAGGCGTATCTGATGCCGGTACTTTCGTTCTTACCCAGACTTCTCTCACCCTTCACTGCTGGGGTATGAACCCTGTTGTCACTGCTAAGCTCCAGCTTAACGGACAGGACC